TCTATGGTTCTGAAGGTTCCATGTATATGTGCGTGACTGATAAGAAGAACGATACTTCAAACGTATATTCAATTGAACTTGGTGAAACGGATAGGGATTTTTGCCACTGTTTTAAGATGGAGAATCTGAAGTTGATGCCTAATCATACTTACGATGTCTCTATTCATATGGGTAAAGTTGCTCTCTTCAAATCTACCAGTTGTAATTTGAAGTATTGGATTGCTCTTGAGCCTAACCTTGATAAATGATAACTTGAGTGGAGGATTTATTATGAAAGACCATTTTCTTTGGGTTGAAAAGTATCGTCCTCGTAAGATTGACGATTGCATTCTTCCACTAAATATTAAGACAACCTTTAAGGAGTTCGCAGAGAAGGGAGAGATTCCTAACCTTCTTCTCTCTGGTCCTCCTGGTATTGGTAAAACAACTGTAGCAAAAGCTATTTGTGAAGAATTAGGAGCAGATTATTATGTCATCAACGGATCTGATGAAGGACGATTTTTGGACACGGTACGGAACCAAGCAAAGAACTTTGCTTCGACCCTATCACTTCAAGCAACTGGTAGACACAAAGTTATCATCATCGATGAGGCAGATAACACAACCAACGACGTTCAACTCCTTCTACGGGCTAATATTGAGGCGTTTTATAGCAACTGTCGATTCATCTTCACGGCAAACTTCAAGAACAAAATCATCGAACCTCTCCATTCCCGATGCTCCTGTATTGACTTCAGCATCCCAGGAAAAGAAAAACCTACAATCGCAGCAGAGTTTTTCAACCGTGTCAGGTCTGTACTTGCGGATGAGGGTATCGAATATGATGCGAAAGTTGTTGCCGAGGTAATCAATAAGCATTTCCCTGATTGGCGTAGAACTCTTAATGAGTTGCAAAGGTATGCTTCTGGTGGTAAAATTGATAGTGGAATACTTTCGTTAGTTTCGGATGTCAGAATAAATGATCTCATTAATCATCTTAAAGATAAAAACTATACTGAAGTCCGAAAGTGGGTGGTCTCCAACTTGGATAACGACCCTAACTTTGTACTTCGCAGGATTTATGACGCCACTTATGATTGCCTTTCACCCCAATCTATCCCCGCTGCTGTTCTTATTGTTGCTAAGTACCAATACCAAAGTGCTTTCGTTGCTGACCAAGAAGTAAATCTCTTGGCAGCCCTTACTGAAATTATGTGTGAGTGTAAATTCAAATGAGTATTAAATTGATCCGTATGTCCTCTGGTGAGGATGTTATCGCTACAGTCCTTGAAGAAGGGACAGAACAAATTACAATTAAAGATCCTATCGTATTGGTTCCTGCACAAAATAACCAGATTGGTTTTGCTCCATGGTCTCCAGTATTAGATCGAAGTGTAGAATCGATTGACATTAACAAAAACTTTGTTGTTTTTATTAGTGATCCTAACGAAGCAGTGATCGAAAATCATCGAGCAATCTTTTCTAATCTTGTAACACCGCCTGAGAAAAAATTGATTCTATGAAAACCTTAAGTATCTTTCCTACAGTTCTTCATAAATTTGAGAATCCAGATCCAAGAACTGATGAAGTTATTGCTCTGATTGAGCAATATGATCCTGCTCAAAGATCTGGAGATTGGGCTCAATGGGAAGAGATGAGAGTTCAAACTACTGATGGTGTACTTCACAGGGAACCTAAGTTTCAATTTTTAATGGACTGGTTTCGTCAATGTCTGAAAGAATACCATGAGTATTATGAACTGGATTGTGATGGATTAGATATTGCTGTTTGTTGGGGAAACAAATCTGCACCTGGAAGGATGGCCTCACATCATATTCACAATCACAATCTTTCCTATGTGAGTGCAGTTTATTATGTTACTAAAGGATCTCCAACTGTATTCTTAGATCCATTTGCAAGTAAGGGTGGAATTGCTCTTGATGTTAATTGGAAAAGGAATAGGGAAATCGAACGAGAAATATATCCCGAACCTGGAACTTTGATTATGTTTCCAAGTTGGTTACCCCATTGTTCCAGGCCTCATAAAGGAAAGGAATCTAGATATACGATGAGTTTCAATGCCTTGCCAGTTGGCAAAGTTCATGCTAATCTATATGGATTCCCAATGGCACACATTACCTTAGATCATTATGCAACTGAATCGTGAAGATGCCATTTATGCTGCTGATAAATTTATAACTTACTATACTCAGTTTCAAAGGATTGATGACTATCTTCGTTTTGTAAAAAAAGACAGGATGAGTAATCAATCTGGAACTTTGTTTGGTCCAGAAGATGAAATCTTCTGTCAATTTGACATGCATCCAAATGATATGAATTTTAAGATTCATCAGGTGGATACTTCTGCAAAACCAAAAAGTAAATACAACCAAAGTTTATATTCTGAAGTTCTGAATCAAACTGCTTCGAATGCTATTGAGGAAGCAATTCCTGGTAGAACTTTGAAGTGGATTGTTACTGAAGAGAATACCAAGAAGATTGCTGGTGTTGTGCGCTTTGGTTCTCCAACTATTAATAGTAAACCTCGCAACGATTATTTCGGTGAAGTCCTTCCTCTATCTAATATTAACGCTCATTTTGTCATGGGTTTCAATATTGTTCCTACTCAACCTTTTGGATTCAATTACTTGGGGGGAAAATTACTGGCCCTTTTAGCATCTTCTCAAGAATTGAAGAGGCAATTTGATGAGAAGTATGGTACAGATTTGAAATACTTTGAGACTACTTCTTTGTATGGAACTACAAAAGGTGTTTCTATGTACGATGGCCTCAAACCTTTTGTTAGGCACATTGGTGATACTGAAAGTGATTTTCTACCTTTGTTTCATGATGATGAGTTTCGAGATTTCTTCTGGTGGTTTAATGAACGTAATGGTGGAGAACGTTTAGTTTCTGCCGACAAGTCATCCAAGAAACTAAAGATCCAACAAAAGATGATCTCTATCATTCGTAAATCATTAGATGACGAAATGAAACTCAAGCAATTCAACGATTGTATTAATCATGCAAAAACGTTGACAGAGAAGAAGAGATACTATCTTGGTGATTTCCGTCACACTGCTGAGGAAGCAATTACTTGGTGGAAGAAGAAAGCATCCAAAAGATACGAAAAGTTGAAGGTAGAAGATAGAGTTAGAACTGAACTTGAATTGTGGAAACCTGGTATTGATTTGGAGATTATTCGATGACCTATGAATTAAAGCATTATCTTAACTCTATCAATTATGATAAAGTTAATTTGATGGATGCTGATGAGGAAGCAGTAAAGGCATATCCTCCCTATATTATTAATCGATGCCTCTCTGGTTTCATGGATACAGTACTGTATGCTAATGAAATGAACATGGCTTCGCATCTCGATAGTAAGATGCAATACGACTTTTTTATAAATAGTATTCGTAAGAGAAAACGTTTCTCTCCCTGGTTAAAGAAGGATTCCCTGAAAGACCTTGAGTTGGTTAAGCAGTACTATGGTTATAGTAATGAAAAAGCTAAGACTGCTCTTGGGTTATTAACCAAAGAACAACTAAAATTTATAGAGTCTAAGCTTAATGTTGGAGGTAAAAAATGAGTGAAACTGAAGTGAAATGGTCTGAGGAAGACATGGTTGAAGTCCTTCTTAAAGAGCCTGATGATTTTCTAAAGGTTAGAGAAACACTAACTCGTATTGGTGTGGCTTCTCGTAAGGAAAAGAAACTCTATCAATCTTGTCACATTCTTCATAAGAAGGGTAAGTATTATATTGTTCACTTTAAAGAGTTGTTTGCTCTTGATCGTAAGGACACAAACTTTTCGTTGAATGATGTTCAACGTCGCAATCGTATTGTACAATTGCTTTCGGATTGGGGATTGGTTGAAGTTGTTCAAGCAACTCAGATTGAAGATGCAGCACCACTTAATCAAATTAAAGTGATTGCATATAAGGATAAAGGTGAATGGACTTTAGAATCTAAATATAATATTGGTAAGAAAAAAGAAGCATAATATAAATAGAGGGGACCATACCCCTCTAATTTTTTAGGACGATGGAAACTCAAAAGAAGGAAAGATGTATGAGCACAATCGTTAGAATTTCAGTTTTGAGTTGGAGTGCTGCACTACTTACAGC